GCATATATACTCTTATATACTCTTATATACTCTTTTTTCTATACCCTTTGCTTGTATTTAATATTTTTAATATTTTTAATATATTTAGGTAATATATATGCCTGAAATCCTAGCTCTCAATCAAACTAATTATCCCAGATGCTGTATAGGTGGTATCTCAGGCCGCTACAACAATCCTTACCCAGTTCATACGATGCCTATTACAACGCTACCAATACGAAGATTTCGTCCAGATATAGAAGGTGGTATGTTTCCTTCATTCTCAGATATAAGAGAATACTTCGGTAAGGGTCCAAAACTTACAAAGGAACAAGAAAAGAAGGCACAGGCTTTTCTTAACGAACAATCAGACGTGGACTTTAGTGGTGTTAAGTTTGAAGATTTAGACTACCAGAAAATGACACCAGAAATGAAAAAAAAAGCAGCGGATGCATACATTAAGGAACAACAAAGAATACAGCGAGAAAAAATGGGTAAGGGTAGAAGTAGAAGACCAACGGGTCAATTAGTAGATATAGTAAATCCAAAAGTGCTACCATTCTTTTAACTACCATCACTACTTCCTTAAGACCCCATCACTACCAAACTATCCTTTTACTAATTTAATCCCGAATAATCTTAATACTTTTTTGAGTTCAAGTAAAGAGTATGCGAAATAGTTCGGTCTAGCGTCAACAGGACGACCAATACTGTCGTAATATTCCGTAATAAACGGTATAATTTCTTCTTTTTTGAAATCTGTATCCATATATATATCTAAAGGTATCTATTTATTCATCAACAACGCATTTAACCGAGTAATATTATCTGTAATGTCTGTAGATTCACCCCAGAGTATATACGCAGAAAATAAGGCGGCACTAGGAATCAAATCTTCTATTCTTTTTTTTTCTGTATCTCTGGCGGTATGTCTTGCGAACCAGGCTTTCCGTTTCACTTTATCTTTGTGGTCGATATAAGTTGAACCAACTGCAGAGCCAAAGTCCCAAGATTTAGGTCGTCCGTCAATATCCAAAGTAATCCTATATCTTTTATCAGGTTTAGGTGATTTAGTAATATCAATTATCTCTGTCATTTATATAGGTATATAATGTTGAGAGAGAAAAAAATAGATGAATTGAACGACACTACTACCCAAGCAATAAATAAATTAGCAGTAAGGGGTAGGGTGAAATTAATAGGAAGCAACTCATTACGGTCATCTAAATACGGGTCTGATTACGATATTGAAACCAGTATTAATAGTTCATCGGTAGCCAAAGTAGCAAATATGATAAAAAATGCTTACTTGGATGCTCTCAAAAGTCCCGATACATATATAACAGATTTCAAATGTGGGTATGATGATAGATTGGTATATAAGGGCGACTACAGCACTACTTCCTTAACGCCTTATCTTAAGCATTCACTTATACCTGAATCAAAAAGGAAGGCAATATTAGACGCACCGCAGTCGAGTGAAGAACGAGTGGATTTAGTGCGATATTTATTTATTCTCCGATGGAAACCTAAAGATATAAAGGCGGGTAAAATACAGATGATAGATGGTAAGTATAAGACCTTTGCTGCTTGTATTTTAGATAAAACGCCGATGAAAATAGATATAATCCAGAAAGTAGGGGACAGATTCGCCGAAATAAGTGAGAACTACTATATTACGGTAGATGGAAAGCGGAACTATTCAAATACTACAAAAAAGGAATTAGAAGACCAATTTGAAGAGGAAATAATCTATTACGCATCAAGAGATTCATTCAAGGCACTTAAGAGGTTGTTCTCTGCACTCAGATTAGACGAGAAGAAGAATGCTCCCAAAATGGAGAAACTAATCCACTTTTTTAACGGCGAAGTAGGACAACTCAATAAAATAAAAAACGAGATGATGATACTACAGCAGTTATACGATAATAAAATAGAGAAACCGCCGTCATTTGAAGAGATGAAGGCGAATCTACAATATCTAAAAGAGAAACTATCTACTATATATGATGTGCCGATCGCCCAGAGTGTATTTGAAAAGATTAATGATGTCACCCCAGAAAATATCAGGAGGGTAATAGATACATTAATAGATTCGTTTAAGACAAAGATAAATACGGTATCAAAGGCATACTTAAGGCGGTTTGTATAGTTATACCTTTATAAACCCCAGTAAATAGTTCTGTCTAATATTATTTTTAGAAAGTGTAAAAGTAAAGTAGAAAAAGAAATAATAATTTTATTTTTAGGGGTTATACTCGTATAAATATATTTTAGGAAAAAATATACCTATATTATATTGATTGGATGAGCCTTAACTTTGAAGATATAGGAGAACCTTTAGCAAGAGTAGAAGATGAAAAAAATAAGGATAAGAAATTAACCCTATTTATAAGTCCTGATAAGACATCGCCGATGACACCATATAAGGAGGTAAAACTGAAGGATAAAGCGACATTCCAAGTAATACCCAATAAAAAGGCAGAAAGAACTATTAGATATGTCACGGGAGCATCAGGATCAGGTAAGAGTTATTTCACGAAAGAATACGCTGATGAGTATAAGAAGATGTATCCAAAAAGGGAGATATTTATTCTTTCATCTATTAAAGAAGATAAGACTTTAGACAAAATCAAGGGGCTAAAAAGGATAAAATTAGACGGTCAAGAGTTTCTAACGAATGACCTAACTGCAGAGGATTTCAAAGACTCGCTTGTAATATTTGATGATACAGATTGTCTTACAGATAAACGCCAAAAATTAAAGGTGGATGCTATTCTTAATTCTGTATTAGAAACGGGCAGACACTTCAACGTTGAAGTAGTATATACATCTCATTTAGCATGTGATGGATTGAGAACAAGAAGGATATTGAATGAATGTAAATCGGTGACCATCTTCTGTAATGGACTCGGTGGAAAGTCGATGAAGTATTTATTAGATAACTATTTCGGGCTTGACAAGACTCAAATAAAAAAGATAAAACAATGTGAATCAAGATGGGTTTGTATTGTAAAGACCTTCCCGATGGTAGCGATAAGTATCAAAGACACATTCATATTAAACAGTTTAGATTAAAAGGATATAGAGGTAATAGGATATAATAAGATATAATGCCGAGAACAGCGATAGATTATTCTAAAATTAGTATATATCATTTTGTATGTAAAGACCATCAAATAACAAGCACATATGTAGGTTCAACCACCCATTTTGTAAATAGAAAAGACTCACACAAATCAAGTTGTAATAATCCTAATAAAAAAGGACATCATTTAAAAATATACACATTTATACGAGAGAATGGCGGATGGGATAATTGGACGATGATAGAGATAGAAAAATACCCCTGTAAAGATAATAATGAAGCACGAGCGAGAGAGCAGTATTGGATAGAGCAACAACAAAATAAACTGAATAGTAATAATGCTGTATATAATGATAAAAAATATAAAAAGGAATATCGTCAAAAAAATAATCAGGTGGTTTGTAATTACCACAGAGAAAGGTATAATGCTAATAAAGAAACAGTATTAGAACGACGCAAGGAAATATATGAAAGTAAGACCGATGAAGAAAAGGAACAACTACGAAAAAAAAGGGTAGAATATCAAAGAAAACACCGAGAGAAGAAACGGTTAGAAACTTTAGCAGATAAAGAACCCGTTTAGAAGAATAAAAAAATATAACAGTATAATATATATGTCACAATTTGATCTAAAGAAGAATGCAGTCCAGAGCGATCAAATCTACTTCGATATAACTGTCACTAATTTCAAAAGCACATTAAAACCCCCTACTCCAGTCTATTATAACGATCAGCGTAGTATGCCGTTTATAATGAACCCAGAGGATTATTACCTGAGCATTCTAAGGTTCACGGTAGAAACTGGAACTATACCTGTCTTTATACCTAGTATTGAACCAAATCAAGGTAATAAAGATTTAACTATCTACAATATCACACTACAATATACCGACCCTACACTACCAAACGCCCCATTTACCGCAACATTACCTATAATATGGCGACCACAAGACCAGGCTGCAGGGGTTCCTGCTCCTCCTAATGCTACATTCAATAAACTACAAGATAACGCATCAGGATACTACTTTTCCTATCATATGACCTGGTTCGTCCTACTTATTAATGAAACCTTTCAGTTGGTATATCTTGCTTTAGAGGCTTTAGTAGTAGCGGCAGGATTAACACTACCATCTCCTTTTGCCCCAGTTGTCTATTACGATACAACCTCATCCAGTATAGTATTATACGCTGATGTATTAGGATATAAGATTGACCTTGACCCTTTAGCCCCTAACAACGAAATCCAAGTGATATGGAATGCCCCGCTATACGGTTTATTCTCTTCAATTCCAGCGGTTTTATTAGGATATGGCTCACAATTGAACTGGAGATTAGGGTTCATTAATTTCGGTTCAACTAACCTCCAAGAAATCATCGTATCCCCTGTTCCTGTTCTACCAATACCACCAACATTTAACGCTATAGTAGTTTATCAGGAGGTAAGCACTTTAGCGAATATTACACCAGTCACCGCAATTGTCTTTACTTCCAATACCCTACCTATCCAGGCATCTCAAGTAAGCACCCCCGTATTTTTGAACGAGGGTCAACAGGTTTCTTTAGGAGGAAATAACTCGGACATCGCCAATATCCTAACAGATTTAGCAAGTGATACAGGTGAATATAGACCTAATCTAGTGTATGTGCCTACGAGTCAATATAGACTCATCACCCTTTACGGAAATCGCCCTCTCTACAATATAGATATAGAAATATTCTACAGATTAAAGACGGGGCAACTTATCCCATTTAGACTAGCAAGTGGACAGGCGGCGACCCTCAAAATCGGATTCTTGAAGAGAGATAAGGCTGATATCCAAGAAGTAAGAGAGAAAAGAGGTGTTTAATAATTTTTGAACCATTTTATTTTCTATATATAAAATATAATGAGTGACTTCCAAACTGTCCTTGTCCGTGATTCCACTATTGGTGACATCACCAGCGATATTGACTTTGCCGTAAAATCAGGTGCTTCCCAGACGACCTACCAAAGATTTCCGTCCACATCTAGCAGTAATTCCAGCGTCATCTTTACGATCCAGGTCCCCTCCGAAAACGTTGTTATAGGTAGAGATATGCTTATAAATACCAGTATTTCGCTATCCATCTCTGCAGGATCAACGACAGACCCGTTGTATCAAGTCGCAATCGGCGATTCTGTCTTTGCCTACGGTTTAACTGATTCCTTCCAAGCCTTTCCTTTTAACGCTCTTCTTACGACTGCTACTGCTCAGATCAACAACACTACTGTCAGTATTAATATGAAGGATGTTCTTCCATCGCTTCTTCGTATGAACAACTCTAGAGAACTATACGCATTTAACAGCACGACCCCCAGCCTCCCCGATCAGGCATATGGAAGTTATAGCGACGGTGTTGGAGCAACCAACAGTCCTTTAGCAAATTACAACTCTGCTTCTTACGATATAGACCAGACCCCAAGAGGAGCCTTCCCAGTAGAAGTCACTATTGAAAGATATGTGAGTGGTGTTTATACTGACCACTCTCCAATCTCAACAGACCCAGCAACGAACACATGGAAGATTTTCGTTAGAACTGTTATTGCCGAGCCTCTATTCCTCTCCCCATTCATCTACGGTAATCCTGAGTTCAATTGCCAGGGTCTTTTAGGAATAAATAATATGTCCCTTACTTTGAATGTGGACGCAGGATGTAAGCGTGTGTGGTCGACCGCCAACCATTATATTACTAATATTGAACTTGGTATTACAACGAATAACTCTGCACTCCCAACCAGTTCTAATGGTTTCGCAGGATTAGCATCTCCAGTTGGAATCCAAACCGCAGTATCCGCCCCAGCGATGCTTCTTCGTTTCCTTTCTACTCAACCAAGCGACCTCGTCCAAACTAAGAATGTTGTTCCATATATGGATTTCCCAAGATATTTAACCTCTGCTGCTAACAACACTTCAATTGCTACTCTTGGAACTGCTACGCTCACATCTAGCAATCTTCAAATTAACCAGATTCCAGATATGTTTATTATATCTGTCCGTAAGCCGATGGCTAACCAGGATTGGTTTGATTCCAACTCTTTCCTAGCAATCCAAGGAATCAGTATCAACCTTAACAACCAGTCAGGTCTTCTCTCATCTTCCTCAGTTCAAGACCTCTGGCGTTTGTCTTCCAAGAATGGCTCAACCCAATCTTGGCTCGAGTTCTGCGGTCAAGCCAACGCCACTCCTCTCGCTATATCCCTTACTGACGAGTCGGCACTTATCATTCCTACTACAGGTTCTCTTCTTGTAGTCAATCCTGCATACGACCTTTCTTTGCCCGATTATATTACCTGCGGATCTTTAGGAAACTATAACTTCCAATTCACCGTTCAGGTCGCCAATCAGTTCCCAGATACAATCACACCTGAAATCTGTGTCATCTGCGTTAACTCGGGTGTCTTTACTACCCAGCAAGGTGTATCTGCTGTCTATACTGGTATCCTCACAAAGGAGATGGTATTGGATGCTAAAACCTCTCAACAAGCATCGGCATTTAAGTCGATGGAAGTTAAAAGAATGACAGGTGGAAACCTAATGAATATGGCTAACACCGCCATCGGTGCTTTAGCAAGAGCGAGAGGAATGGTGCGTCCAATGATGGCTGCTGCTAAAGCCAAGATGCACTGCGGAGCACCTTCAGGCGGAAAAAGCCGATTGTCTGGTATGTGTTAATTTAGCAAAAAAACAAAAAATAAATATATTTAGGTAATGTATAATATGTCCGTTCGTTCAAACGCTATTCAGCCAGTCCTATACAATACTACCGCCGCTGTCACCATCGCTGATGGAATCGCAGCAACCCTTATATCAAAGGTATTCGGTGCTGGTGTTTATCTCATCACAGGAACAGTGAATATGTCAGGAGCAACCCTTACTGATGTTCAATTCGTCACCAATTCTGTCCCCATTTTTGACATTACTGCCCCCGCTTTTACTGTCATTCAAGTGCCAGTATCTATTCTCTGGACAAGCACGGGTTCAAATACATTTAGCATTATCGCTACAGGAACTGGATCAGTCTGGTCGTCTGCTGTTACACAAATTCAAGTTACTAAACTCTACTCCACCGAATAAGTTTAGACAAAATCCACATTATATTTTTTCTCAATATAGAATATAATGCCACAAGCGAACATCACTTATAATGCCCCCTACAATAGGGCATTAGTAGATAAGATAGATGAGATGGAAGCAAAGCACTTTAACATCGCTGGATCTGCGTATTACCCAAGCCCGATGGGGTTTAGACTAGGTTCATATCACGGAGAAGCCCCAAGAATGATCGGTGGTGGCAGTCATACACAGATGTATATATCACCTGGAAACAGTCCAGCGTATCCGCCATTTAATATGAATGCAGGAATGGCTGTATCATCAGGTGGTTCACATTATTCAGGAATAGATGGTGCAGTAGGTGGAAGATTCAACCTATTAAAAGCCGTCAAATCAGTAGGTAAAATAATAGGGAAACCATTTACAAAGGTAGTTGGAGTCAATCCTTTTGAGGCTGGATATGATTTAGGTCACGATGTAATTGGACCTGCGTTATTAGGTAAAAAAGTAAATACTAGCAGGGTATCAAAAGCAGGAGAGAAGGTTGCTGAGAAAGCCGCAGAGGAGGCTGCGATGGCTGCCCTTGGTTTAGGAAGGTCGGGCGGTCGTAAGAAACCCAATATTGGTAAGATTCTAGGTTCCATCGGTAAAAAAGCACTACCTGCTATAGGAAGGATTGGAGAGAAAGTTGCCGAGAAAGCGATAATAAAAGCCGTTGGTTTAGGAAGATGTGGAGGTGAAACTAGTGGTGGTAAGAAGAAGAAGCCTAACGCCAGAGCTCAAATCGTAAAGAGAATAATGAAAGAGAGGGGTGTTAAATTAATTGAAGCCAGTAAAATCGTTAAAGCCGAAGGGTTGTATTAAAAATATATTTATATATTATATGCCATCAATTAAGGATTACAACGACCCGTCATTAGACCTTTTGAATAAGGCGAAACGACGGGTTAATGTTAGAGCAAGAAAACAGGCATCTGTATTAACAGGAAGATTATCTGTCACAGCAGGGGATTATAAAACATTTAGACAACAACAACAACAGATTCTACAGATAGTATTAGAATTAAGTGAAACAATAAAATTGACAGAGGCGTTAACAGGACCCGCTCGAGTAATAGATAGATTTGTCGCATTAGCGACATCTTTAGGATTTACAGCGGGTAATCTATTGAACTATATATCATCTGTTCTAAATAGGTCATTCAATACATACCAAGAGATAGAAGTGAAAGAAATAGTAGCGATTAATGATAAAACGCAAAGACTATTTTTTGAATTGCTTGAAACGGTTGTAGACCGAACGATGGGGAGAGCAAGAGGAGCAGCAAACGCACGAAGATTATTTAACGAGAGAGTATTAGATTTATTAAGAAATACTACATCAGAGATGGAGTCGTTGTTTCAAATAGTAGCAGACGCAGCGGCAGCATATAAACAGACACCGACAGGAGGTATGAAAAATCCGTTGTCTGATCCAGAATTCAAAAAGATGTATATGGCGATGAAAAGGGGTGGGGGCAGCGGAGTAGCAGGTAGAACTGGTATGCAGTATGGTTTCCCAGGATTCTTAATATCGTCATTTCCGCCAAGAGATACGATGGATTTACAAGATTTACCGAGAAGATTTGTTTAATGGTATAGTTAATTATATATATAGTATATAATGAACGATTGGATTGCTTTAGGAAAAAGAATAGTAGAAGAATATCCATCTATACACGGGTTAGAAATAGAACGGTTTAAGTTTGAAGATTTAGACCCAGAAGTCATACAGGATTCCTTACTGAGAATGGGTAAGAAAAAGGTCAACTTCAAAAATATAACTGATGATGATGGAGCGAAACTTAATGATATATTCAAGGATGAGCCAGAGGGGGCAGAAGTGATGCAGACAATACTAGCAATAGCCCAATTACATCCTGAAATGATACAACCACTACCATCACTACTTCCTTACGAACCTTACGATATGACAGAAGTAGAAATGGAAGGCGGGTCAGTTCCACAGAATATACCGCTCGACCCTGCACTATACGAAGAGGCGAAGGAGATAGTATATAAGCAATATCCTAAACATTCGGCTTATCGATCAGGGATGCTAGTAAAAAAGTATAAGGAAATGGGTGGAACATATAGCGGTAAGAAGACGAAAAAAGGGTTAACAGTATGGTTCAAAGAGAACTGGAAAGATGTAGGTGGAGAGCCATATCCAGTATATAGACCTACAAAAAGGATAAATAAAGATACACCTCTAACGCCTGAAGAAATAGACCCAGAAAATCTAAAAGAACAGATTAGATTAAAACAGAAGATAAAAGGGACGGCTAATTTAGAGCCATTCAAAAAAAAGGGCGGTAAAATATCCGCACCTGATTTACAGGGATTATTAAAACAATCCTACGATAGTAAAAATCCAAGAGATTACAAAGACTACGATATAGATAAATCTTTGAGTGGTGAACGGGTTCAGGTGTATAAAAGGAAGGGATCAGACGAGGTATTTGTAGTTCATCGGGGCAGTCAAGGGATTCAAGACTGGGGTAATGATTTGAAAGCGATGGCTGGGTATAATATATCTAATAGTAAAAGATTCAAACATGCTGAAAAAATCCAGAAACAAGCAGAAAATAAATACGGTAAAAATAATGTTAGCACACTCGGGCATTCATTATCGGGTAAAATTGCTACAGAGGTGGGTAAAGATTCAAAAGATATAATAACTCTTAATAAGTTTGTGCCACCCCGAGATTACATCTATAATATGTTCTTTAGCAAACCCAAGAATGAAACGGATATAAGAACGACATTAGACCCAGTATCAACGCTCGTAAGTGGTAAGATATTCACAATACCATCAACAACGATTAACCCGATAACAGAACACAAGACAGATGTCCTAGGAAGATTAGACCCTAATACGGAGTTCGGTAGATGAATAAAATGAGAATATATATATATGTCTATTAGATCGGCTTTACAAATAGACCGTTTTATTCCTGGCATCCAGGATTTAGAAAGTGTATTAATTTCAGGCGATGATGCAGGTGGTTTAGATATAACAAACTTGAATTCAATAACAGCTATAACTTATAACGGAGTTCCATTAGGAACACAGACTTTAGGACAAACACTTACTAACGGAAACGAAGCAAGTAAGAATATAAATATGGACGGGTTTGCTCTAACTAACGTATCATCAATTAACGGATTTTCTACGAATAGAAATTCTCAAGGTGAATTTATAGCACAACAGACCATCTCTGCTACATTAAATACAGATTTTACAATAGCATTAACTACACCTATTTCTTTAGATATAGGGACTTATATAGCGAATATAAAAATTAATTTATCTGATGTCACTGCTACTACATCTTATATTATTTATTTATATTTAAACGATGGTGTGACTGATGATTTATTAACTTCGTCGTTTATTGATTCGGCATCTGCTATTAATGGAGTATCATTAACCATTCCAGCATTTCCAGTAGCGGTGACGACTGATAACAGCATTTTAACCTTGCGAGGTAGAGTTAACACTACGAGTAGTGTAATAGTAGCGGGTTTCGGCGACTCTTATATAAATTGTGCGTTGATATTTGTTGGGGCAATAACGCCTCCAAATCCGCCTATTCCTGTCTTTAAATGGACTTGGTCGCAACGGGAACAAATTAGGACTTGGAGTGGTGTAGCATCATCGTCAGATGGGGTAAAATTACTTGCTTGTAGTAGTGGTAATACTGGTCGTATATATTATTCATTGGATTCAGGTGTGACTTGGGCGCAGAGTAATGTGTTGTCGTTTGTTTTTACTGGTGTAGCATCATCGTCAGATGGGGTAAAAGGGGTTGCTGTTGCCGACGGAGATCAAATATACCTATCTGTAGATTCAGGGGCGAATTTTGTCACTTCTTATCCAGGGTATAAGTATTGGAGTTGTGTAGCATCATCGTCAGACGGAGTAAATTTAGTTGCTGGTGCTGGTAAACCAGATTATATTTATACATCAACCAATTCAGGAGTGAATTGGACGCAACGGACAGGGGCGGGTCTTCAAACTTGGTTGTCTGTAGCATCAAACAGCACAGGAACAATTCTATACGCATCATATGGTTATCCATATTTAAGAACATCTACTGATTCAGGTGTTAATTGGATAGATTGCGATGTTGTCCCGTCAGGTAATAAGCAATGGAGGGGTGTAGCAACAGATTCCACAGGAACATTTTTAATTGCTTGTGTGGAGGCGACTACTGGCTTTCCTGGATATATTTATACTTCTACTGATGGAGGTGTGACTTTGATTGAACGGGCTAGTGCAGGTAGTCGTCTTTGGAAAAGTGTAGCATCGGATAGCACAGGAACAAACTTGGTCGCTAGTGTGACTAACGGATATATTTACACTTCTGCTGATGGAGGTGTGACTTGGACGCAACAGGACAACGCAGGTAGTCGTAATTGGGTAAGTGTAGCATCGGATAGCACAGGAACAAAGATAATCTGTGCTGATAAAGGAGGATACTTATATACAGGAGTATATGCTCTATCTTAACGGCTACCTTTATAACCCCCAGTAAATAGTTCTGTCTAATATTTATTTTAGATTCTATAAAAGTAAAGTAAAAAATAAAATAACAATTTTATTTTTTATCCGTATAGGGGTATATATTTTTTGATAGTTAGAC